CGTTTACTGATTTCCACACCCAGCCAACTAATGTCATAATCAAGGTCGTGCCAATCCCAATAAACACTTTATCGTCAATCATTTTGACTCCTTACTTTTAGTGCAAATCTCACGATAAGTCGCATTATGTACCGCAATTTGTCGCAAGGTTTCCGTAGTATCTTGTCTGCTGGCAGTGATAATGCCAAATCCACTACAACTTGGATTAATCACGGAGATCGCCTGATTGCTGCAGGCGGTTAATGACATCATCATGGCTAGTGTTACGAGTGTTTTCTTCATTTTTCTTTCTCACTTCAAAATGTTTTACTTGAGTTTCAACGACAGCTTTCTGCATTTGCAACTGCGCATTAGTTTTTAATAACTGCTCAATCTCACGGCGTGCCTGTTTCAGCTTAAACATCACATACGCACCCAATAGCGCGAAAATTCCAAGTCCCGCTAAAATAATCTGCATACTCATCAAATCCCCCTTGGTCTATCCGTTTGTTCTGGCTCCACATAGGTTTCACCGATAATTTGTTCTTCTGGCTTGGTCTGTTTCGCTTGAAAAGCCATCACCGCCCCTTTGGTTGCGGCAGAACCACCACAAAAACAAGCAAAATAGAAGAACAAATCCGTCACCGTAGAGCGGTCAAGATAGACCGCATAAATCAGCACCCCTGCCATCACCAAAAAGCCGAAAAACTGAATAAAGCCCGTTGTACTGGCACGGCCATCACTATTGGTAAATAATTCAAAAAACTTATTCATCGGCATAATCTCCACATAATCATTTTGGCTGCAGTCGGTTTCCCTCTAGATACATAACTCCACGCATTTTTACTGTAAAAGTGCGGTCGATATTGCGTGACTTTTTGAGGCTTTTGAAACCAATTTAAAACACGTTTAAACACGCCTAAAAATTTAAACTTCATTGTCGATTGCCCCATATTTAAGATTGCCCGCCACACGACGCACCCAGCCTTTACCAAAGGTTGCAAAAGTGCCAAGTTTGCAATAAAACTCTAGGCGTTCTGCATTCAAACGCATAATCACATCAGATATCGCCATCTTCTTAATAGCCGCAATGGTCATATTGCCAATAATGCCGTCATCCGCCACATTTACCGCACGTTGCAACATACGGCTTGCATTACCAAACCCGTGATTAACCGCCGCATCAAAAAACTGGAAAGCCACCGCTTCGGGCATCTTGTCGCATTGATAACGTAACCAAAAGGCGGAGTAGTAGATTTTAAAAGCCTGATCACGCGTCATTGCTCGCATACTGCCTTGATAACCATTTGCCTGAGCTGTGCGTTTAGTAATCCCCCAATTGGTTTCGCCACCCGGATCACGTGGATCATCGACGTAACCGCCCTCATGTCCGATAAGGCGGTCAAAAATTTGCTTGAAAGATAAAGACATAAAAAATACCCTCAATCGTTGATATGATTGAGGGTATTCTGTGTTAAATGGGGGCGAATGGGTGGGGGAGGAGGTTCCACACACCCTGTAATTCTAAAACAAGGCGGCTTGTTGATATTGCGGAGTTTGTTGCGTGCGCACAATCTCCCACGCTTGGCGATCGGAAAGACGATATTTCTGGCAAAGCTCAAGCATTGCCGTGCGTCCGCTTTTCTTTTCAGTTTGCGTGATGTAGTCAAAATCTGCCTTCAAGCGTTCATTGCGTAACAAGCGCAGGGCGACTTCACAACGCGGAATATACACTTCCTCCGCCTGAAAATAATGACGCAATTTAACCGCACTTTCAAGCCCGATGAGTGCTTTTAGTCGCGGGAAATACACCGAACCATCGGTAAAGCGAAATGTCGCCCCACCGAACTGATTAATAATTTTTTCTACGTCAACAAACCCAACTAACTCCACCATTTCCAGTACGATTTCAGGCAGATAGTTGGCAACGCTCTCTAACTTTGACTGCATAACATTTCCCCTTTATGACCATTTAGGCGGATTGTCGCACGGAAATTTTAAAAAGGCGGTATTTTTGAAAAAAAAGATAAAAAAATCCCAATGTTTTCACATTGGGATCTCGTTATTTTTCAGAACCAAGGATAATCAGTTCTTCTTCATAATCTTTTTTATTCGGTGCATGTTTCACAGCATCTTTACAATCTGAATAGTTTTTCTGGAATTCTGCTTTAGACTGATTAAAGGATTTTAAATCAAATGAGTCCTTATCATTCCATTCCGCTACTTTTGTTCCTTTTGGTGCGGCAATCCACATTGCTTGCGCATAACTAACAGCACCGTGGCAAGCACCAAAATAACCTAATGCATTTATTTTTTGTGCATATTCATCCGATTTTTTCATTTTATTAAGAGTATCTTGCCATTTTGTCACATTGCCGTTGGCATGCTGTTCAAAAGCCTGGCGAATTCCTTTATCTGTATTAAATACTGATAGCAACGTGATAATAGCTTTCGCATCATCTTTATGGGCATTATAAAATGCCGTATCTTCATCAAAACGCGCTTGATCAAATGCCAATGCGTTAAATGCTATACCTAGTGAACACATTAAAACTAAAAGTAATTTTTTCATATTTTCCTCCAATAAAAAAGGCTCCAAAGAGCCTTTAATTTACACCTGATAATTTCATCTTACAATGCTTTTTTATTCCGATCATACACCGCCAACATCTGCACCACCTTTTTCAACTGCCACGGCTGTAACCAATGCACAAAATCCACTTTAAACGAACGTTTCGCAATACCATCGGCATATTCTTTCGGTAAACCATGTTTTGCTAAAAGTGCGGTAATTTTTGCCAAATAAATTTTCTTATCTTCACGTGGTGTCGCACGATTTCCCCAAAAATGACTACTGGATTTAAAGCCCTTTTGCACCATAATATTTAACACCTGTTGCAATTCACTTTCCGTCATTTCAGTACAACTTGTTTTCCCCGTTGTACTTACCAATAATTGACGATAGGTTTCATCATCAAGACCTAATTGGCTTTTTCCAATATGGATTTTAGCGATTAAATTTTTACGCAACATAGCCTTTCTCCTGTTCCGCTTTCCAGGCTTTCCAAACCGCAAACTCAGGCATATTTTCCACAAATTGCAACTGCCCAATAGAGGCGTAACGTTCAATATATTGAATAGCGGCCATACGTTTATCCTCTTCTTGCGCCGCAACGCTTTGCATTTCAGCTTTGCCTTCATTACGCACCACTGCAAACAACGGTTTCGCCCCTTCATACACTTTCTTCAAATAGTTATGATTCGATAACGCCTGAATATTGCGAGTTTCCCGACGGTTTTTCATCACCGCTTGCACCGTTTCATTCAACGCATGGGCGAGTAGCGGGCTGGGTTGATACATCTCCAGCACATCTTTCATTAATCTCAATGCCCGACCATTAGATAACGCCGATCTTTCAGGACGAAACAGACCAATATAACTCACCAACGCACGCGCATTGCGACCACCCAAATTGGATATTAACCCCAACATCTCACGCCCCGCATCATCTTCCAACAACGCATCCAAATGGATATCACTGTGGCAAATAGGGCAACGACATAGTTTCATTATTGTTCCCTCAAACTTGATTTAAAACACATTACTCAGCCCACTTCATCTAACTCATTCCCCTCTTTCGTAAAGAGGGGTTAGGGGAGATTTAATGGGCTGTAAATGCATTTTAAAAATCGTCTGGGTCGTCGTCTTCCTCTAGCTCTATCACATCAAGACGTTGAATAACTTCAAATTTAGCTAAAAAACGCAGTCTGTTCTCAAAATCACCATCTCTCCATACATACATACATAACTTCTCGTTCCGGTTCTTCAAACATATCCCAGGCATAAGCGTTTTCTTTCGCGATATGTAAAGCGACAACATCAAAACACCGACTTTCATCCTCCCATGTATTTCCATCATCGTTGTTTGTAGGATTGTTACTTTCCAATGCGTAACGATATAAATATTTAGCCATAATCTATTCCTCAGGTGGTTGTGGCATTGGTTGCCAGTGGGTGATTTCCGCGCATTCTCCGTCTGCGCTATACCATTTATCACCAAATATCTGTGCGCCGAAAATTTTATTATTTTCGCCAGCGGTATATTTGCCATAAACCAAAACAGGCAATGACCGGATTAAAAGATCAAAACCTGTAAATGTATCCGGCAACCGCTCCGAACACTTAATCCATCCATTGTTTTCGCTCATTTATTCCTCCATTCGAATTGAAAATCCACCGTGACGAAATACAACATTCTGATCGTCCTCAGTAAGTTTTTTCATTAATTGATATGTTTTAGGGCATCTGCCAGAACCTTTTTCTTCGTTGAGTAAACGTTCTAACTCATCCCAATGTTCCACCAGTTTTGCCCAAATTGGGGAAATCTCTTTCATCTTATAAAGATAATCTCGCATTTTCGGTACTCGTTCTAATAACTTCACGCAAAGAGATAAATCGCTCGGATCAAGCGGATAACTTTTACGTCTTGGTATCACATCAAAACCAATCACAAACGCCATACATTTACTACTTAATCCGACATCTTCATCATATGCCAACCATTGAATGATTTTTTTCTGCATTTTTCCTCCTTGTTAATTGAAAACACATTACTCAGCCCACTTCATCTAACTTATCCCCCTCTTTTGTAAAGAGGGGTTAGGGGAGATTTAATAGGCTGTAAATGGGTTTTATTGAGTTGATGCTATAATGTTATAAATGATAGGATCTTCCGTTAAAATACGTTGAGAAAATCCAATTAAACTACGCCCAATAACATTAGAATTTTCAACTTTTGCATTTACTTCCCAATCTTCATCTGTACATTGCATAAATTCAAAATGGAGCTTATGGGAAAAACCATGCTCAATATTGTGATCCCAATGTTCAAGCACATACCAAGAAGCACGCACTACCTCAGCTAATTTAATACAAAGAAAATTCATAGTATCTTTTACATAATCATTAGGTTTATTAAGATATTCCACAGTCAGTTCAAAGGTTAAATTATCTTCTGTTGTAGATACTTTAATATTCAGTGCGCTTAAGTATGTTTTTGAATACTTCATCATACTCACCCCAACACTGGTGCCATTCGACACGCCACACTTTTCATCTCTCTGCTTGCTGCTTGTAATAGCAACAAAGCCCCTTTTGAATCATCAACCAGCCACTGTTCTTTTGCTGCTTCGATTTGTTCCATAATCTGTGCCAGTTGCTCGGTGACTTGCGCTTTCTTTTCACTCATACTTCCTCCACCTCAACCACATCATCAATTTCCGTAATCGTATGCGGTAGTTTATTCACATCACATACATTCAAATCACACAATTCCAACACTTGCTCATTGCTTTCAGCTTCCACAACTGCTTCAACTAAGCAATAAAAACGTGCTACATATTTCGCCATAATCCCCCCTTAAAACGGTTTTCTTAATACTCGGTCACAAAACGCGGCGCGGTGTTTGCACCACTCTTGATTGCGTGCGTTAGGTGCGTTAAGTTCCGCAATCGCCCATTGCGCTTTGGCATCTTGCAGTTCGCCTCTGCGTTCGCTGTTTGCCGCTTGTTCACTGTAATATTTAAAGCGATCAAACTTGTGGATATTTTTATTCATAAGGTTCTCCTGTTGGTTTAAAGCCTATTATGAATGCCCCTCATTCCATCGCTCTCTTTTGTAAAGAGGGGTTAGGGGAGATTTAAAGGGCATTTAAATAAGTTTTATAAATTCTTAAACATCAAATATGCTAACCACGCATACAGTGCAAAAAGACAAATTACAACGATGCCAGACTCACTCATCTACGCCCCCGCCACATCTAACGCAATCGGCACATACTGATCGCTTTCGCCCACACGTTCATAAAGTCGCACATAAGCCTTACTGCTTACCACTTGCACGCTTTCGCTAATCGCCTGCATTGCGTTTTGCCAACGTTCATCTTGAATATCGACACGTCGCAAACCTAAAATTCGTGAAGTGTTGAGGTTTCCCTCTTTATCCACATTAAACGCACGTTCAATTAATGCTTTTAATTCAGGGCGAGAGCCTTCGCTCCATTCATTCAAGCACTCATCAATCAACACTTTTGCCGCCTGAATACGTTCATCAAATTGCAAGTGGTCGTTAATCG